CATGGGTCAAATGCTAAAAACGAATTAGGTGCATTTTTCATAATGATGAATACAAATTTAGAAGGAACTGAGGCAGCAGCTTCTGGTGACTTTTCAGCAGTAAATGATTTTAGAGAAGTCTTATTATTAAGAGATCCTACTTCAGGTGGTTCTGCTACAACAGCAACAACTTTAAAAGCAACATATTCAATAAAAATTGCATCATCTCCAACTCCTGGTACATTTACTGTGGACGAAGAAATCAATCAATCAACTACTGGCGCTGTTGGTAAAGTTGTTGAATGGGATGCTGTAAATAAAATTTTATATTATATTCAAACTCGTCATAATGATGCTGGTTTGGATAGTAATGGAAACTTAACGCCATTTTCAGCAGCCAATGTAATTACTGGACAAACATCTAGTGCTACAGCAACTCCTGATACCTCAGTTACTTCAACTGTGAATAATGTAAGTTTCACTTCTGGATATGCAGCTCCAGAGTTAGATCATGATTCTGGTGATGTTATATATATTGAGAATAGAAGTCCTATTGTAAGGGCAGTCGATCAAACAGAAAACATTAAATTGATAATTGAATTTTAAAGGAAAATAGATGTCAAGTCCAACAGACTTTAACCTATCGCCATATTATGATGATTTTACAGAGTCAAAGAAGTTTCATAGAATACTTTTTAGACCGTCATTTGCAGTACAGGCGAGAGAGTTAACACAAGCACAAACGATTTTACAAAATCAGATTGAGAGAATGGGTGACCATTTTTTCAAGCAAGGTGCTATGGTTATTCCAGGTCAAGTTGGCCTAGATATAGAATACTATGCTGTTAAACTATCAGCTAAATCATTATCAACATTAAGTAGTTATAACAATGTAGAGGTTACAGGAGCAACTTCAGGTGTTGTTGCCACTATTATTAATACAGTAATAACAGATGGTACTGATCCAGATACTGTTTATGTAAAATATTCTAAATCAGGAACAAATAATGTCACATCAGTTTTTCAAGATGGCGAAACATTAAATTGTTCAATTGATAGTGTTAATCAAACATTAACCGTTTCTACAACGGCAACAGGTTCTGCTGCTTCCGTTAAACAAGGTATTTACTACATCAATGGATTTATGGTTCAAACTAGCGATCACACGCTTATCTTGGACAAATATACTAATTCGCCTTCATATAGAATTGGCTTTACATTAACTGAATCTTTTGTCACTTCAAATGATGATACATCTTTAAATGATAATGCTGCCGGTTCATCTAATGCAAATGCTCCAGGAGCTCACAGATTTAAAATAGATTTAACTTTAGCTAAAAAAACATTAGCTTCTACTGAAGATTCAAACTTCTATGAAATATTAAGAGTAGAAAATGGAGTTATAAGATCACAAGTAAGAAGTACAGACTATAACGTTTTAGAAGAAACTTTTGCTCGTAGAACATTTGACGAATCAGGCGATTATACTTTAACTAATCCTGATTTTGATGTAAGAGAACATTTAATTTCAGGTAACAATAGAGGTATCTACACATCAGGTAATGGTGGTGATGCTACTAAATTAGCTATAGGTGTTTCACCGTTTAAAGCATATGTTAGAGGATATGAAAATCAAATTTTAACAACAACTTTTTTAGATGTAGATAAATCGAGAGATACTTTTACAGAAAATAATAATAAGACAAGATTTAATTTAAAGAACTTTGTAAATGTTTCTAACGTTTATGGTTCTCCAGATGTTGGTTTTGTATCAGGTGATGTTGAAGCATTTAAGGCTGTAAACCTTTATAAAGATTCTACTGTTAGCAGAGGTACGCAAGTATCGACAGTTGGAGTAAATGTTCCTCAAATTGGAAGAGCTAAATCACGTGGATTTGAATTTGTTACTGGAACAGAGAGTACAGATATCTATACTAACACATCAATTTATAGACATTATCTATTTGATATAGAATTATTTACACATTTAAATTTACAAAGTACAGGCGCCTTTACAACAGGTGAAGTAGTATCTGGTTCAACATCAGGGGCAACTGGTGTAGTTATGTCTATGACTGCTACAAAAAGTACAGCAGTAACATCTATTTCTGTTGCTAATCCAGGAGTTGTAACTTTAAACGCTCATGGATTTGTTGATGGTCAACAAATTACTCTTTCAGGTGGCACATATTCAGTTGATTCATCTGCAGTATCAACAGATACAGTTTACACAGTAAAAAATTCAGCAACTAATACATTTGAACTTTTTGATGAAGCTGGAACTGCATCTGTAAATGTTACAGCCCATAGCGCTGGCCCAACAGCTAAACATACTGTTGTTGTGGTATCTAACGTACAAGGAACTTTTAGTTCAGGAGAAACTATAACAGGAAATATATCGAATGTATCAGGTACTATTCAAGCTAATAGATTTGGTCTATCAGGTGTAACAACTTTTGATTTTTCTACTATTAAACAAATTGGTATGGCTGGTAGTCCTACTTACACAGCAGATGTTAAAGTAGATTCAACATATGGTAACAGTACAGTCTTAACAGGAAACATAACAGTCGCAAATAGTGACGCTACTATTTTAGGAAAAGGAACAACATTTAATTCTGATCTAAAAATAAGTGATTCAATTACATTTACAAACAATGCAGGTGGAACAGTTACTAAAATAGTTAAGTATATTGTTTCAGACACAGAATTAGAATTAACAGCTAACGTAGGTGGTAGTGATGTAACAACTGCTGGTGTGATTACAAGAAATAGAACAAAATTACAAAATCCTGAAAATAATATTTCAGTATTTAAGCTTCCAAACATTAATGTTAAGACTTTAAAAACTACAAGTAATAGTGGTGCAACAGATACCAATTTTAATGTAAGAAGAAACTTTACAGGTACATTATCATCAACAGGTACTGTTACAATTACTGCAGGAACAAACGAACTATTTGCTTCACAATCAAATACTGACTATACGGTATCTGTGATGACAACAGGTAGTGGTTCAACTGGCGCAGTTGGAGATGTTTTAAATACATCTGGTAATAACCACGAGGGTAGTGCTATCTTTATATTAGGGGGTTCTCCCACAGGTAAAACTTTAACATTTGACTTTGGTGCAAATTTTCAAGGACATAAAGTTAAGATTTTGGCAACTATATCACGGTCTGTTGCTGGTTCAAAAACAAAAACACTAAATGCTGCTTCAACAGTAGCAGTATCTTCTCAATCTATTATTGAAAGTGGTGTAATTGGTTTAGCTAAAGCTGATGTTTACAAAATTAACAATATTTACATGGCAGCTAATTTTAGTACAGCAGCCAATACAGGAAATACAAATATTACAAGTCGTTTTGATTTAGATAATGGACAAAGAGATAACTACTATGATATTGGAAGAATAAAATTAAAACCAGGTGCATTGAAACCAACAGGTCGTTTATTAATTGACTTTGATTATTTCTCTCACGGTTCTGGAGATTACTTTGATGTTGATAGTTATTCTGGCGTAATTGATTATGAAGATATACAAAGTTATACATCCGACACAACAGGAATTAAATATCAATTAAGAGATAGTTTAGATTTTAGACCTAGAGTTGATGACGCTTCAACTGTTTCTGGTTCTACTTCAGGTTCTGATTTTGAAAGAAGTTATAATGGAACAGGTTCTTCAACAGTAGATGTTGTGAAATTTAGTTCAGACGTTACAACTGATTTCCAATTCTTTATAAACAGAATTGATAAAATTTTCATTACACGAGAAGGTACATTAAAAGTATTAAAAGGTGCTGCAGCACTTAATCCATTAAAACCTGCAAATTTAGAAGGACATTTACATTTAGCAACATTAAAAATACCTAGTTATACTTTAACTACTGATGATGTAATTGTTGAACAAGAAGATAACAAACGATTTACAATGAGAGATATTGGTCGTTTAGAAAAAAGAGTCCAAAATGTTGAATACTATACTCAACTATCTTTATTAGAAGCAGATGCTCAATCTTTACAAATACAAGACTCGGAAGGTTATGATAGATTTAAAAATGGATTTGTTGTTGATAACTTCACTGGACATAACGTTGGTGATGTTGGAAATAACGACTATAAAATATCTATTGATAGAGGACGTGGTGAAGCAAGAACAATGTTTAATGAAGACGTTGTGGAATTAGAAGAAGTAGATAATGATGGTACAACAATTTTAGAAGCTGATAGAACAGCAGCAGGTTACCAAAAAACAGGTGACTTAATTACTTTACCTTATACAGAAACTTCAGTTATTGAACAGCCGTTTGCTACAAAAACAGAAAATTTAAATCCATTCTTAATTTTTGATTGGATTGGTTCAATAGAATTAAATCCACCGTTAGATGAATGGAAAGAAACGGAACGAGCACCAGAATTAGTAGTTAATGTAAATGGAACTTTTGATAACTTAGCAATNAATGCTGGGTTGAATAATACCACCACTTCATCAATACCTCTTGG